TTGGTACTAGAGAGCGATGGCACTTCGGCACTGACCATAGAAGTATTTATTCAAATAGTCTCGAAAACACTTTCGAGCCCACCTCCCACCCCTATTTGAATACACCTTCATACTTACTTAGTTCGCAAGGGGTTAATTTTTTGTGTAATTTTTATATGGATAAAAGAAGCTGTCTATCATCTCCTGATTCTTCTCAGGCATAATATTTGTATCGTATTTTTTGAAGAAAATCTTTTCTTTTTCTTTGTCTTTTTTATTATCTTCATCATCGTCTTGCTTCTTTGTACCTCTAATCATGTAGACAATAATAATATCCACCATCTCAAGTAAGAATGCCAGGAGACAGCAAATGAGCGCAGTAATTTCACCTCTCAGTAGAGCGCTAAAAGAAAGCTGTATAACATCATCTGTTGTGTAAGACACAAACTTTGGCTCCAGACTCATCTTTGAGCTGATGGTCGAAATACTATTATTCACAATGATTACAATCTTTGACAATTCAGAGAAGTTTTGCGCGTTGTTTACTTGAAATAACAGGCCTTTTGCCTTTGCATCACTTGAAACAAGGGTATCAATCTCCTTTAATCCGGCATCACATTGATTAATTGTTTGTTGATATTGATTCTTTATTCTTTCTTCTTCAATCTGTTGCTCTTGATTGATTTTTCTAACCTCCAAGTCATTCTTTGCTTGGGTCTTGCGGATCTCAGCTTGATATTCTTTAGCCCGCGGACCAGAACCAGGTTTGCCTGAGGTACTCTGGCTGCGTACCCCCTCAGTCTCATCAATATAAACTTGCTTGGCATCAGTTAATGCATTTTCAAGATTGGAGGTTCTTTGCGCGGTGTCAGCTTTTAGCTTAGATATTTCATTGTCACGCTTTTTAATAATATCTATCTTCTCTGTCTCAAGCTTTTCTCTAGCTTCAGTGTTGAAGTAACTAATCTTCTCTACAATTTGAAATTTTGTTTGTGTCAATGTTTGCTTGATGCTTGTCTCGCTATAAAAACCAACAAAGTCAAAGATAGCTGGGAGAATACTGATAGCTAAACAAAGGTAAGCATGTTTTGCTTCAAACTTTTCATTACCGAACAATACTATCTTAATACAATATGGAAGACCAACAACAGATAAGCTGGCCAGAAAAACAAAGAGCTTATTCCAGTCCGAAAGAATTAATCCAAGAGCATGATATGCAAAAGCCATGGCCACAACCATCACAACACCATAAACGTAGTTTAAAAGTTGAGCTGGTACTTTATTTTTGGTTGAAAATCCAAATAAAGTAGGGTATAAATGGTTGGCTGCCAACCTCTTTGTGTCGAGTACAGGTATCATTGTAATAGTATATTTATTACAATTTGATGTCAGCAAATGATTCTTCTGAGATTGTCGTGTCTCTGGCGGCTATCTTGTATGCACCTATTTCAGCCTCTTGTGGCGCAACTTGTACCTTGCTACTATCCAAGTAACTATCTAGCCAACCAGATATGGGGTTACCTTTTTGATTGAAGATCTTTTTATAACCCAAAGAGCGCAACCGATTATCACACAGCCACTTGGTGTAACCACCAAGTACCTCAGCATTTAATCCTAACAGAGAACCTTTGCTAAAGAGATACTGTGCCCACTCGATCTCATTCTTGGCAGCTTGCTCATAATAAGCATATATCTTATCTTCATTCTTTTTTACCACTTGTGTGAAGCCCTCACAGTCCTCATCGCGCATGATCTTTAAAAGATTCTGAGTAATTGCATAATGTTGAGATTCATCACGCTGAATAAATTTAATAATTTTTGCATTGCCTTCCATTTTTCCACGGTATCCAAAATAAAAGGAACATGCAAAGCTGACATAGAATACTAGGCCCTCCATGACATTGACAGCTAAAACACAATCTAAGATCTTTTCTTTGATATCTTTCTTGGAATCATCACCTAAGATTTTATCGAAGTTATTGCGAATGAGATTGGCCCTGCCAACAATTTCTTCATCTTCCATGATGCTATCGAAAAATGCTGAAGCATGTGGATGCACATTGTTAAGAAGATAAGAATAGCTGTAGCTATGAATGCCTTCAAATCGCTGCCATGTATTCATGCATATTTCCAGCTCTGGATTAGAGACATAGTCCTTGAGAGAATGAATTGAGCGGGACAACATGCTGTCTCCTAGAGTTTGAAATTTTAAATTGTTATCAAATACAAATCGTTCTTCACCCTTTAGCTCGCGGTAATCGTGCCTATCTTTTTGCAGAGATATTTCATGGGGCCACCAGAAGAACTCTTCCTGTTTTTTGAATAACTCGAAAAATACAGGGTACTTAAATTTGTCATATCGCTGCAAATTTAGATCTTCACCAAAGAACAATGGTTGTTTGGTATGATCGATATTCTTTATATTTAAAACAGACTTCATGCGTATTATTTATTATAACGTTACAGTTTGCAGGCTCCACTGCTACATGAATCTTCTTTCATAGACTGTTCCTTATCACCATCATCAGTATTATTGTAATACAAACTAATTAACCCTGTGCTGTAGGCATACATGAGTTCTTTCATCACCTTGGCATCAGGTAGAACATGGTTGGGGTAATGATTGTAATTGTAATATATGTTCGTTGAAATTGCCATGTCGATATACTTCTGTAACACTGCATTGATATTAATTAACCCTGTATTATCAGCAAGATTAAAAGCGAGTTCATAATTTTCATGATACTTGCCAATGCCAGGCACAAGAACTGGCAGCTTACCCATTTTGGACATCTTGTAGGTTATGAGAGATCTGATTGGCTCAACACCATTTGTAGAGTTTTGTATCACGGAGCTTGATTCGCAAGGCATGATTGCAGACATTGTGCTGTGTCTCATGCCGTGTTTCTTGATTTCTTCGCGTAGTGCTTCCCAATCTAGTGATAATTTACGTTTCACAAGCTCATTGACTTTCTTTTTGTATGTGTCAATTGGAAGTATCCCTTTGGAATATTTTGTTCTGTTAAATTTTTCACACTTTCCCTTTTCTTTGGCCAGCTGAACACTTGATTTGAGGAGATAGTATTGAAAGTGTTCCATCCATTCATCAACAACAGGCAGTGTCTTTGGAGAAGAATAGCTCAATTCGTGCTTGGCCAGGAATGCAGCGAGGTTAGTGATGCCGATACCCAAGCTTCTGCGTTTTTTAGCAAAATTTTCTGCTGCTTTGTTGAAGTAGTCTTGAATATCTACAATTTCATCCAAAAATCTAACGATGAGGTCGCATACTTTTTCAAGATCGGTCCAATTCTTCACCTCAAGCATATTAACAGCAGAAAGAATGCACATGCCAATCTCAGCTTCTGGATCATGGAAATCCTTGAGCGGTATGTAGGGGTGTATGATCTCTGTGCAAAGATTTGACATTGTGACTTGGTCAAGCCATGCACCATGTTCATTGGCACTATCCACATTGAGAATGTAGATACGACCTGTCTCCACGCGCTCCTTCACAATGAGAGAGAATAACCTTCTAGCAGGGACCTTTTTCTTGAATTTGATCTTTCTATCACCTTCACATTCTTCATATATTTTGTCAAATTTCGATGTGCCCCAGGCTTCCCACAGTTGCGGGACTTCATGAGGTGAGAATAATGTAATGTTCTCGTTTTTTAGTACTCTGTCATAGAATAGTTTCGACATACCCACAGTATAATCAAGTTTTCTCACTCTATTATCATCGGTCCCTGCGTTGTTCTTAAGAACAACAATATCCTCTATCTCATAATGCCACCACTGAACATTGACTGTGGCCGAACCACCGCGGATTGAATTTTGCTGCCACGCTTTTACAGATGCTTCATATATTTTTAGGAACGGAATAACACCTGTGTGTACAACTGACCCGCCGTTTACTGCAGCACCAATTGCACGTATTCTGGACACATCAATCCCAATGCCACACCGACTGGCAGTGGCAAGTGACACAGCAGTACCTGAAGCTGTGATGGATTCCTTGGTATCATCCACACCAATCAAACAGCAGCTGGCATAACCGCGAGACAGTGTGCGCACCCCAGCCATGATGGGTGTAGGCAGATTGATCTTATGCTTTGAAATGGCATCATAAAAGCGTCTAACATAATTCAATCTGATGTCCTTGGCATAGTTGGCAAAGGCATATGCGGCAATCAAAATATAAGCAAACTGTGGCGTCTCATAAATGATGCCGCTAATACGGTTTTTAATTAGATATTTGTCGCAAAGCTGCTTTATGCCTGCGTATGTAAATAGAAAATCTCTCTCATGGTCAATAAATTCACCAAGCTTATTGAGTTCATCATCAGAGTATTGCTCTAAGAGGGTAGGGTCATAAATCTTTTTTTGAATTCCATTCTTAACCATGTCAATTAGGCGCGGAGGATGTTTACCACCCCACACATCCTTGCGCAATTGATAGTTTAACAAGCGACCTGCAACATGTTGATAGTTTGGATTCTCAATTGAAATTAAATTTGCTGCTGCCTCAATAATACTCTGATGAATTTCTCTGGTTGTAATGTTTTCAACCATGTTTAATTTAGCGTTTATCTCAATATCAGATAAACTTACCCCGTCAAAGCCTTCAATTGCCCAAGAGATGACTTTATGAATCTTATCTATATTAAATTTCTCTAAATCACCCCCTCTTTTTTTAACTAAAATTTGCGTGCTCATTAAGCTTAATTTGTGAAAATTATTTTATATTTATGAATAATAAATCCTAGTTTATTCTTTTTAAGAAATATATTTCTTTTTAAGAAGAATGGACATGATTTACGAGAGCAAAAAGATAAATATGACCAATCCGTTGAAAGGTTGGAATATTTTTTTTCGTATTAAAATCCTCTATTTCTAAGCTTGGAAAAATTCTTTTCATATAGTTTGAATCAATAGGATATACACCAGGGCTAAAATGCAGGAAGCAGGTATAGCAAGACATGCCGTTGAGGGTGAGAGCAGAACAGTACTCGCCAATATTCTCTGGAGGTGTCACTGTCAAGTGATTGATGAACAAATCAGTAATTTCTGATTGTTTTAAGACTCCATACAAGTTGTATGTGCTGTTGTTGGTTTTAAAACAAATTCTCTCAGGGTTATATTTTTTGTTTATGGAAAAACGTTGCTCGTCATAATGATTTTTAATTATGTAACCTGCAAAATAACCGCTTTCAAAATCTTCACCAAGAAGATTGTAGCTCTTTGTAGGTGCTTGTTCGACAAGCTGGTGATCAATTAACGTTTCCATGCACACATGATAAGATGTAAATCATGTAATGCAAGTAGTTTAACCACGGAAAGTTGATGCGAGAACGAAAGAGGGCAGCTTGAGTACTATACCGAAATTAGTGTTACCGCGACGAACCACGATTGTTGCACGATCCCCTGTGACAATAGGGCCAGAAACAAGCATACCGGTGAAGCGATACTCATTGTATTGAGTCCCAGTATTGGCATCAATGCATCGGAGAGAGTTATTAGTGCTAGTTACTGTGTAATTCTTCTGTACTGGTATCACAGGTTATTTATGAAAGCGCGTACCTCTGGATCCGTTTCTTGATGTGTGAAAGATGTTAATTCAGTAAACATTGTGTTTCTCTTCAATCCATACTCATTCAGTGTAATTTTGTCAATGACATCCGTTGGTACAACAGCCAAAGTACCTTCAGTACCCAATTCTTTCTGTATTTGTTCAATGTTAAACCCTTTAACAAGCAGATCTTTGGCCTCTTTGCAAATATATGTTCTGTGCAGCTCTTCTTCGGAGCCAGCTTTTTCCAGTTTTTTGCTATAGTAATCAGCAGTTGCTGTTAATACCCGTCCTGTAATAATGCATTTTAACTTGCGTGTCTTCATACCACCTCTTTGCTTGTGCAAAGACAATGCTCGCTATAGGGGCAAGTGCTGCATCTGCCTGCTTTATTGTATTCGTTGTTATAGTATATGTCAGGTCGAATGCATGTTCCGCCATAAGGCACTTGGCACTTGTTTGGACCACCTGTGGCCCACTCAACATATGCTTTTTTATCTGATTTGATCAATTCAACATGTGATTCGTAGCGATGTTGATTGGCTTGACTCTCTGCTTCTGCTTTAATACGCTCTTCCTTGGAAAGAATCTTACCGCGAGCCTTCTTCTTTTTAAGTAATTTTAGCTTGAAGAGAACTTCATAATCAACACTTTTTGTGAGCTTACTGCCTAATTTCTGCCGAACTTCATCAACAGATAATCCTGTCTTGAGCAATTTGGCTGCAGGCCGCGAAACATAGTATTTTTCAAATATCTCTTGTGTGCCAAATTTCTTCAACCTATTCTGCAGACTGGCCCCACCTATGTACTTCTCTTCACCTGTAACAATACAAGATACGTTAAAACCTTTCATATATTATTGCTATTATAAATACACATCTAAATAAATCAAATTCAATAAATATATAACAATATGCCCACACCAGAACCCATTACGCGAATCATAATTAGAAGAGGTACCGAAACAGAGAGATCTGGAGTTTTGTTGTTGCAGAGTGAACCAGGTTTTGCAGTAGATTCCAAAAGACTCTATATTGGTGATGGCACAACTTATGGTGGTATTCCGATTGGGACGAAGTTTTTGGGGTTCATAGGGTTTGGTGCAATTGCGTCCAATGTACCAGCCACCAATGCGCCAGCAGTAAATGATATAGTTTTTGACAATACTTCTAACATCTTGTATGCTCTTACAGCTGCAGATTATTCTTTAGTACAGAATTATCGCCCCATTGGAATTAATATTCAGGGTGATAATGTAACAATTGAAAAAACAGGCATATCGCTTGCAGTCAAGCGTGAGTCGCTGGATTGCACATACCTAACATCCACAGCCATAGGAAGAGGTCTGGAGAGAATCAATAGCAGTCAGACTGTACAGGTGATTGCCCCACAAGCAGAATTAAGTTTTACAGCCACAGGCTCGCTGCAAATTACACCGGCTGGGGTTACAAATGCTAAACTTGCAGTTATGCCGCCAAATACTGTTAAGGGAGTACTCTCCATTGCTGGTACACCTCAAGATATAACCCTTGATCAAGTTGTGCCTGTTGACGATGTTACCATTGAAAAGGTTGGTGGTGTGTTGCAGGTCAAGAATGCTGGCATTACAAATGCAAAGCTAGCACCCATGGCTGGTGCCACAGTAAAAGGCAGATTGACAACAGCCGGGGAGCCACAAGATATTCCTATTGCATCTATTCTCCAATATCAAGACTTCTACTTCTCGCTTGATGTGCGTGGATTAAATACAACAGGGTCTGGCTCCGGGTCAGTTGCTGCATTACTCAATGAACTTGCACCACCAGGAAATTTTCCTGCAGGTCTTCAAGCACACATAGCTTCCACAGTGCAAAATTATCAACCTGCAGTATACACAAGCTATCGTCAGATCAGTCGAACTGTCACCGTCTTAGTAACACCTGAGGGGCTGGCCAACCCAACAAGAAATAATAACCTACTCTACCGTGTGAATACAGCTCGTACCTCGTGGGAATATGTATCAGGATAAACTACACATATGTGCCCAGTGACATTAAGAGAAAATTATATCACAAATGTAGACGAGATCTTAGATCTTATCTGCAAAGAAGATGGTAGCTTTGTGTCGCGTAAATCAGGTGAGGAGTATGAATTTAAGAATATACATGGGGAGAGTAACATGCATAGTTTATTTGATTTTAAGATGAGTGAACAGCTCAAGGAAGCCATTTTCAAGACAATACCTAAGAAAGAAATGACGCTTCTGCCGAGCAGCTTCACAATAAACAAATATCTACCTGGTGCCTATCTACCTAAGCATAGAGATTCAGCAGGATCATACTGGAAGTTTCATTTGATCTTTCTGACTTGTGACAAGCCACATTTAAAAGTTTTTGAAGAAGATGGTACAGAATGGCTTATCGAAGAAAAACCAGGAGCACTTGCTGTGATGCCCATAGATATTATGCATGAAGTAACAGAAATTGGACAAGATGAGAAACCTAAATATAGTCTAGTCATGGCATGGGGATTACGCTAATATAAATAACACATGAGCACCAAAACCAAATACGTACTTCTCTTTAATAAGAAAAACGGCACATTGATTGGCAAGATTGATCCCAATCTTGATTTGGCTGCTATTGACAAAGAGAAATTTTGCACCAAAACCGTTGAATTGGGTGCAAACGAATATTACTTTGGAGATTATGAAACAGGCAAAGTCGTTAGTACAGATGAAACTCCTTATATTAGTGAGAAGGATATTCGCTTCTATGCCTCAGCAGACATTCTGGGAAACTATCCCTACCATAAGCAACTCAATATTATTATTGATATGCTTGAAAAATCTAATATTGAAAAAACGCCAGAGTTTGATCAGATGATTGCCATCTTGAGACCCATGCGTGAGAGGGCTAACCTGCAGATGGAATCATATAAAAATAGCAAAGCTTTTGCATATTATTCTGAAGAGCATGATAAAGAATTAGTTAAAAAGCGTTATGAATTCTAATTTCGATAGCTTGGTGTCGAAACTTTTAGAAGATTTCAATATTTTTCCCAGAGCAAAAGGTCCCAATACTTTCATAGGCAAGGACATGTCTCCTCAGGGTTCACTACCAGCTGGTTTCAAGGGTGCAGGATTACCAGGCATAGCGCCAGGTCGACAAGAGATGGTTTTGCTCAAGCTATCCAAAAAGAAGAAAAAAAAGAAAACTATTTAATACCAGTATAATACTGGTGGTGACCAATTTTGTTTGTGGTCTTAGTTGGTGTGGCCCATTTTGGTGGGTTTATTTTACCTGGTCCTGATGCTGCATAATAATGAGTCGCTTTGCCTGTAATATCAGCAAGCTTGCCTTGAATAGCGCTTTGAACCATGGATTTCGCTGCCTTGTAAGCTTTGTGTTGCTTGGTTGCGGCTATTAATTGTTCCATTTGTTGAGGGGTTTTAATGCCATTGAAAGCGCTGAATTGATATTTTCGAATGGCTTCCTTGACAAACATTCTTGGATTGTTCTTTGCTCTGTTTGCAATTACATTCATGACTGCAGCCATGCCTGCAATATAATCTGCTTCACCTCCTGCCTCTTTTACAAGGAGTGTGGCCAATATATCTTTATCCCGCTCAGAAATATCTACCTGTTGCACATAAGCAGGTGGTGGTGGCGGCAGAGTTACAGCTTCAAGAATACTCTCAACAAGGCTATTGAACCTCATTTAGTATTTAGTTTAAAACAGCTACTTTAACTATCTTCGGATATGCATTAGCAAATGCTATGGCATCTTTTTTGTGTGTGAAGAAAACATCAATAACAGGCAATTTGCCGTTTGAAGCTTTCTTCTCACGTACTGCGGTGCCGGTGTCGACTGCTCTTACAAGACCAACATTGGGTATGATTACCTCTTTCTGATAAGGTATAATTCTTGGGTCTACAGCAATAGAATCTCCCTGTTTAAGAGTGTATCCAGTAGAGCTGCGTAGTCTCCTGCTATCTGCATCTGTGTCTCCTCCTCTGGCCCAATACACAGTGAGTCTAACTGTTAGAACACGAAACCCACTGCTATTGGTTTTAGGTATAAACGTCTCATTGTAATTGATGCCATCATTTTTAATAGCAATATTTTTAGCTATTTTTCTCTCCTCCATGGGTCGCGTGGTTGTGAGATCAGCTTTTAGATCTTTGATGTTTTTTTCTTTTTTAAGGATGTGATCGTTGCAGCATAAGGATGCAGTAGATACTGCAAGCACCACGATCAATCCGATTAGCTTATGTATTTTTTTGGTTGTTTTCATAAAAGAGAAGAAAAGATAGCTAGTTTAGCTATTGAAAAGTGAGCCTGTTTTTGACGAATTGCTCATATATATTTATTCTTTTTCCCATGGAAAAACAACCCAAGAGTCGTCAACAATTTCTTTGCCATAGAAATCGGGTTGATATAAACTGTTCGATCTGTAGGTTAAAGAGATGGTGTGTACCTTTAAGCCATTAAAAGTTTTATTAATTAAATGTTTAAACGTCATGCCAGTATCACATATATCATCCACAAGATAAATTGTGTCTAAATCTGTGAGTACTTCTATTGAAGGCACTTGATAGATGGATTCCTTGCCTCGATTTTGACCGGAATAGCTCTTCACTCCAACGGTGAAGAAGTGTGAGTTTTCTTTGTGGTGTGATAGAAGAACTGCAGGCACCAGGCCGCCTCGGCTTATGCCGATGATGCCAATGTTGCCTTTGTCATTGGAAGAAGTCTTTTCATGAATATTGGAAATAAGAGTCTTAACTGTGTTCCAATCAAAGTGAATTTTGTCAATTACCATTGTTCTTAATATAAATGCTTTTTGCTTTATATCAAGATTTCTTTTTTAATTTGGCAATTTCTTCAGGCACAACAAGCCATTCGTTGAGGTGTTTGCTTAATTCTTTTGCTGCATTCAAAAGAATTGTGGCTTCTTTGCCCTTTTTCTTTTTACTTTCTGCATAGACATCAAGAACGTAGTCTGCGGTGATTTTTTGCTTTGCTTTCCCCGTCATATCGAATATTATATGCCGCTTAAGCGGTAAATCAATTTGAAGCTTTTGCTCTTAGCAATTTAATATTCTTAACGTATTCTTTGACAAGATTATTAAGTTCAGGTGAAGAGAAAAGCTTGTGCTCCAATTGTTCGATGCTGGATATATTGTCGCTTTCTGCGGCAATGGTTATGTCTTTTAAAATATCTAAAATTTTCTCTTTCGCTTGCTTTGCGGTCATGTGTCCAAACCCGGTGATATTCATCTTCATTTCTTCACCTTCACCAGGTGCATAGCTTGTAGTACCTACATAATCACTAATGGGTGGGGCATAATCATATGGTTGCTGCATGCGCTCAGTATTTCCTGCATAACTCTCAGGAATCCATTGATCAATAGGTGGTTGCCAGCCGAACTTCACCTATTATTTATTCTATAACATCTCAATATTAAAGGTAATTGTAATTCGCTTTTTATCTGAAGAATTTGGTTTAACGAAGTGATTTAAATAGGAAGGAAAAATAATAAGATCACCTTGTTTAATTTTTTGCGGTGTATAAAACTCCATAAAACAGGAATGCTCCAATAGCTTGCCGTCGAGTTTATTGGATAAGCTTGGACGATAAGCTTTTGTGGCTTGACTCACAAAAATACTAGGATTTATAAACGTTGTTGCATTGTGAGCTTCTTCATCAAACACTGCATAGTGTACAACAGAAAAATCACATGGCAAATGTGAATGAAATTCTTGAAAATGGCTCCTGGAGAAAACATTGTACCAGGGATCATGAATATTATATTGACCAGGTTTTAATTTATATTCTGTTAAAAAAGAGACAACATAATTTGAGTATATGGAATGCAGATATTTGGAATCTAAGATCATGTCTGGGTTGTTGCTCTGATAACTACTGTGTAATACACACTCCCAACCTGGTGGTATGGCCACAGGGGCTTGATCCACATTTTTTTCTATTCTACCAAGACACTTGTCAATAATTTGGGGCGTTTCTTCAACATGTGCTTTCCAGTAGAAAGGAGAAAACATTAAATTAAACTCACCCATAATCTAATATTAAACTAACTATAGCGTAAATCTAGGCTCTTTTCGGAATATTTGGAATATCACCGTGATTATATTTTGGTTGTATGCCATATTTTTCAAGAATCAATTCATCAACAACCCTAACCTCTTCGCAGAGTCTGCCTTCCAGGGGCCATCCTCGACCATTAATAAATGCAGAAACGTTAATTATATTTTTACCTGTAGCATCATCTTTGTCTGTCCATACAATAGTGCCATTTTTATAGTACGGTAAATATCTGAATCGTACACTGGATGCTGTGTGTCCGATATCCCCGTGTGTGGCTTGGGTGATGTCACAGAACCACTGACCGTGAATATCTTCACCATGCATTGCCCCCATGAATCCGTGGCGAATAAGAGGGCCTATGCCATCACTATACCCTTTTCGTGTCCAGTCATAACCACCATAAGTTATCTTTGGATTAGGAAGCATGTTATTTGAATATACTTTCTGACCAACTCTTATCGCATTTTATTTCCATGTTAACGGCTATTCTGTATTCACTGGAACTGCAATAATTTCTATCATGCTTTAGGTGGTTGGGCATTATGATCAGATCATTATTTCTAGGCTTATAACAAAAAATTTCATGTGGGTTAGTTATATCTGCATCTGGCCAGTAAAAGCTGATGGAACCATCTTCATAAGATGGTGTTGTTGGAATATTTGCATAGTAAACGCTATTAATTGTTGAAGTTTTTTTATGACTATGTATAGATTTAAAATCGGCGCTTGAATTATCTGTGACCACGCCCCAGCATTGTGTAGAGTTTTCCGGTAGCATAATAAACGGTCCAAACAACTGTTGTGCCTGGTTGACAAAATCTTCATATAGATGCAGCAAATCATGGTTCGGAGTATCCACTAACGGGAAATTGCTTTCTTTATTTTCAAAATCAATGGTTTTGTATTGATTAACGATGTGATCAATCACATCTTTTTTTGTCGATATATCATATCTACTCGAACAAATATAAAGTGGTAGTTTGTCTTTCATGTATTGCTTTTTGATATGATTATAATATAATATTTCAATATGGCAACAAAACGTAAGAAAACCAAGACACCACAACCCTATGCAACATCACCATCGGCAGTAGAGAAGGTTCGCGAGATCAAAGATAGGATAGAAAAAATTCTAGTAGAAAATCGAATGGCACTTGCACCAATTGTAACTATATCTGGTGATAAGGTAGTCAGTAGAATTGATGTTATAAGCCTGGACGATAAGCCTACTGTAGGTTAGTTCTGCTTGTAATAGGTAGCCCCAAACCAGGTCTGCGATCATACTTAAGATGCTTAAGGCTACCGTTCGCATCAACATAATGCAAGAACACTTGCACTTGATATGATCCTGCTTCAGCAACAAACGGCTCTCTCCAATGCTCTATGTCTATGCCTCTATAAACAACCATATCACCAGGTAAACAACGTGGTTGTTCTATCTGACCTACAGAGGATTTCACATACATGCTCCAATTGTAGTCAGATGTCTGTGTAATATATTTTGCCCCAACGCACAGTGTTGCGCTAATTTCACATTCTTGTCTATCCGTGTGTATCTCCAGGCTGTCACCAGGATTATAGACTCGATAAAAAGAATATGTGGGAAACAAAGTTAAATTTGTCACTGCCTCTATTTTAGGATGAAGAGCCCACAGAATACTTTCCATGAGACTGTCGCTATAAACTGCATGTGTCTTCTCTCTGTTTTCAATATTTTCTGGAGCGAACTCTATTTGTCTCTTCAACAAAGCATATTTTGTCGCTATGGCACAAGTTTCTTCTGAGAGAGCTTCTCTTACTACGCAATATTTATTTTCTAAAAAAGACATTATACTTCCAGCATAATACCTGGTGTTTTGATGCGGTCAAATAATTCCAGGTCTGTCTTGAACTTATCTAGTACAACATCCTCATGTGCTTTTGTCAGATTGATTGATTGCAAGAGGGTAGATTCTGCTTTTTGAGGTTGTCTGGTTAAACCTAAATCAGCAACTAATTCGTTTGTATGGTTTGGGTATTGATAAAACTTAATATTTTTAAAATTATTATCTAAAAATGTTGTTTGTGGTATTAATTGCTTGTTATTGTATAGAAATATTTCTGATTTAGGAGTATTTTCAAGCTGCAGTATTGCATCGTCAACACATTTGGTAATATCAAATCCTTCAACATATGTATGTAGTTGTGGGGTGTATCTGTTTATAAAACTAATAAACCGCTGCACAGGGTGTCGTATTAGTGCATGCACTGTGCCCTTGTTTTCTTCTGTTGCAAGGGGTATGAACCTATGCGGAGATTGTCTCTTATTGAAGGGGTGCCAAATGTTGGTTCCCTCAAAATTATAATACTCTAGCTCTGGGCTTATGATGGTGAAGTGACCGGCTGGTGGTGTACCTTTTACTAATGTCTTGCCAGCTTGTTTCTCCAAGGCTTTAAAATTGTCTCTCTCTTCTGCTGGCTTGTTGTAATCCATGAGATTGCCGCGGTAAAACGATTTCAAAATAGCTTCCCCAATGGCTGTATTGAGACCATTGCGATCAATGCGGACGTACGACTTGTTTGTAGGTAACTGCCAATATGTAATCACTCTTTATTTATATTTTACATCAGTTTTAATCAATACTTGTTTTACATCATTTGTATGATATAATAAGAATATGAGTACCACGACTATAACACCTTTATTTGGCGCACCTGTGTATCAGGTCAATCTTGAATCTGAGTTAAACATGAATGAATTAACATCCATCATGGATGCCTCAGGCATTAACAATGTTGATAAGCTGGAAGCTAATACAGGCAATAAATTTACATCAGAGCAGTATTTCTTAAATAAGCATGAAGATACAGTTTTTTACAAAACAATAAAAAAACATTTAAATATCTATTTTCATAATATTCTCATGGCTTCAGATGAAATAGAGCTGTATCTCACCCAATCATGGTTGAATAGAAATGAGCCAGGTGAATATCATCATGCACACACTCATCCTAATTCTTATATTAGCGGTACCTTTTATTATAAGGTTAACGAAAGCACAGGTAACTTTGTGTTGGCAGATACAAAGTATACACCTATTGAATTTCAGAAAAAAGAATTCAATATTTTCAACTCTAATTCTTGGAAATTTACCCCTGCACAATATGAGTTATTTCTGTTTCCCTCTAGTATCATGCATCATGTGGAGATCAATAAATCAAGCATATCGCGAATTTCGCTTGCGTTCAATACTTTTATGCGAGGCATTATCAATCGCGGCTCCACCACAGGTCTTATTTTAAAATAATTAATTAGCTCAACTAACGCCACCGGCACGATCATTTACATTGGAAATTGGTCTGCATGTGCTGGATCTCTGGCCAGGGTTACCTGCAAACCAGGGATTTGGAGTGGGAGTACCATCATCATCTGCTACAAAAGAATATGTCCAGCCGTTTCTATAAATTGCTGGTGCAACTTGGCTAGGACAATATGAGGCACAGCCGCCCAATTTACCTAACCCACCCCCAAAACCAGATCCACCAGACCCACCACCACCATCAAAGAGAGAGCCTGGGCCTGATCCTTCAGACGGGCCTCCAGAAGGAAAGCCTCCGCCGCCGCCCCCATTGCCTCGAGGGCCGCCGCGATCTGCACCATTGCCGCCTCCTCCACCAATGATTCCTTGGTTAAAAATCTTCAAATTATATTGCAAATTTATTGCGGCCCCAACAGCATTGCCATTTGCACCGCCACCTTGACCAAGAATTAAACCATTAGGTGTACTCTCACTCTCGGTTGCTGTGGGGACTCTTAACACAATATCTGACCCTGCATCCCAAGTTCCAGTGGTAAGGGCATATCCTATGCCACGATTTGATCCTATGTTACCAAATTGAGTAAATACAACTCGCACAGGCCCTGTCACACCAGGAAAAGCAGCATTGAAAATATTCTTCAAATTAACGGACGTCAGCCAGTTGCCTGAAGATCCAAAATTTACTCTAAATTCACCTTCTCCAATTAATCCGCCGAGCATATAATTAATTTATGCTTAGATGTACTTAAATCCAAAGGATATGCAGACATTTGTGGGTGCTGTACCAACAGTCATAGTCACAAGTGTACCAGCAAGTATGGTTGTACCAGCTGTTGTTGCAATGTTGAGCACTATGCTTCCTAAACCAGATATGCCTGTTGTCAATTGCATATCGTGTGTGGCTCTAAAAAGTGGAATACCTGAGCCAGAATTAATACGTGGTGCGGCAAAAGAAGCCTGATTTTTTAGAATACCGTAATCTGCAGATTGAATGATACCACCAGCACCAACAATTAGGTCACCATTATTACCAATATTAACATCACCACCAATACCGACACCACCCGCAACAACCAATGCACCTGAGGTATAGCCTGAAGACGGTGTAGTTGACTGTACGTTAACTGCACCCGCGGTTACTGTGAGACCAGCTTGAAGTGTAGCAACACCTGCAGTAACAGTTAAACCTGCAGAAGAACTGATTCCATTAAAACTGGACCCAGCACCAATGGCAGTAATACTGCCGGCAACACTGAGATTACCAGCAGCAATTGTAACGTTATTATTAAATGTGGCACCATTTACATTTAAACCATATAGGCCGGTGCCACTGGTGAGTGCATTCTTGAGATTGAATGGGCTGATGCTCTGTACTGGACTTGTACCAGCTTGAATTTCAGCAAGACTGGCAAAATTAACGGAAATTGTAGCTACGGCCATATACGTTATTTATGCCAGTCTGTTATAATTCTGTATTACATTTTAATTTTTTTAAGCTGAATTCCGTAGAATTTAAAGATATCCATGGCCCCACAATCGCGTTTATAATCATCAAGATAGCAAACCATGGGAATACCCCAACATCCTATTAGACGGGCACAATCTGAACATGGCAATAAAGTGCATGCAACAAGTCTGGCTTCACCTCTGCCAAATAAACTCAGTAGATTCTGCTCTGCATGAATCATGTAAGGTCTTCTTTTGTCTCTGTTCTTCCAGAAATTAGCATTGACAACTTTACCGCTGGCCAAGCCATTGTATGCAACACCCAGCACACGATTACTAAAGTCGAGTGCACATGCACCTACTTTGATGTAGGGGTCTTCGCTTCTCTTTGAAGCTTCTACTGCAAGTGCTAAGGCGTGTTGCTCCCAGCTTCTTCTACTCATGCTGCAAGCACTTTATGACATCTTCTTCCAGGTACGGTACACCAATGGTTTGCCACTCACCATTTAAATTGGTGTAATCTTCAGGTTTTTCGCGAGAATACCAAAAAATCTTTAAACGCAGAGGTTCTAACCCAGTCATAAGTTTGTACAGGTATGCATACATGCTGAGCTGCAGGGAGTAACTAAAATATTCTGAACAAGGAAATTTTGATACTGGTCCAAGTAACTGGTCATTAAATGGAGAGTGGTATCGAAGTTTTTTATTGGTTTTAAAATCATATACGTTAAACGTTTTCTTATCTGCATTATGCATGATCACATCTGACATTCCTGCAATACCAAATTTGCGGTTGTACACAAGCTTCTCAAAAAAAGTATTTTTCTTGTCAAGCTTTATGTCGAGCTCTTTGAATTTGTTCAATATGGTTGCATATTCCTTATCGGAATTTTTTCCTGTTGTATGATACAGTTCAAGAATTTTATGCACACGTGTGCCAAATACCTTGCTCTTCTCCCTCTTCTCTTCCCACATTTCAAGAATACACTCAACAGATATTCCTTCACGCTGTGCAATTCTCTTGGCCATCGTCTGTTCATCAAAATGAGGTTTGAATCTATCCAGAAACCTGGTTACACTGGTATATTTAAAATTATCATCTGGGTCCGTATACGTATGAGACGGGCCATCAAAGATGGGCACTTTAACCTTGGACATTATTACGTGATTATAACGGAAAAAAATAAAAAGTCAAGGCTTTGTGAACACACATGTAATGGTTTTCGGCATCTCTGTCACATGCACAAGTTTGTATCTTCTCTTCTCCATGCCAGTTACAAGCTGACTGAACCACTCATGATCAATATTAACAAGAATACTGTGCCGTCTACTGTCTTCGTAGACGTGTGAGCTGAATTCTTCACAGAAGAACTTCCCAACTGACTGAGTGTATTTCACTCAAATATTTATTCTCGCTACTCGTCGTCTTCTAAATCTTCACAGTCAAAAGGATTTTCGGCATTAAAGGTGACACCATCTTGGGTACAAGATCTCCAGAGTGACTTAGAAATAAAAGCAAACTGCTCAGGTGTCAAATAAAGTATGCCAGATTCTTTTTCATCAACAACCATTTTCACATGATACGATCCACTTCCTGACTGATCTGTAACTATCAGGGAAATACTATTCATCGAACGAGAGATTGTTGCATGATATGTCGATTATTTATTTGCTCTGATGCTAGTATCTGGTATTAAGATTCAAAAAGAAAGCCTTTTTCCAAGTTAAAGACTTCATTGCCCTTGCTATCTTTGATGGTGGCAATAATTTCACGAAATTCATTATATTTGGAAAGAGCTTCTTTATGGGCAAGCCATGTATCCTCTGCTTTAATTTTTACAGTGCGGGTTCTATCAGCGTTATGAACGCTTTTTATTACTACTGTGAACGTTTCCATTTATCTATAATAATTGATAGTTGTGTTAAGTCAAGATATTTTTTTAAGTCGACAAAGAAAAATAATAATTTGATTTGATTGTACTTATCATGTATACTCATATAAGTGAAAAATGTCCTAATTATTAATGGTGCCATTGGCGGCCGCACCGGCAATACATCCATGTTGCTTAAGAAGATTAAAAAGACTATTCTCAAGCAACATGATAATGTGAGGGTAAAGATCATACAATTGTATCCTACGTTTTGTTGGAATAGTGTCAAGCGCAACATTAAGAAAGCAGATTGTTTGATATTTTCAACTGGAACTTATTGGGATAGCTGGGGTTCGCCGATGCAACAGCTTTTTGAAAAAATGACAATTCTCGAAGGGTCAGACTATCTTCTCGGGAAACCAGCATGTGCAATTGTAACCATGCATTCTGTGGGTGGTAAAGAAGTATGTTCTAGAATTCTGGGTAATCTTGTTAGTCTTGGTTGCATGATACCCCCATTTGCAGGTTTTGCATATTCATATGCAGACCATGTTGCGCACAAATCTAGAACATCAAGTAAAAGATTGCTGGATGATGTTTGGCATATTGAAGATCTTGAAACACTTCTACATAATTTAATTAAAGCAGCAGATATTGAATCCAAGCCGGAGTATCGAGTGTGGAACTTCCTAAATACTACGGTGTTCGATCCAACAACTGTTTGGCTTAAATGAAGATAAATTTCAGTAGACAATCATTAAGATGGCTGGGTAAAAATAGATTATCCTCAAAATCCATGGATACAATTATTCACAAACTTTGCAAGAAGGAGGGACGCACCAGAGTCAAGAGACTGCGTGTTCACATTATGCCAAGAGCCATAGACAGCAATTATGATTACTACACGAACACTCTCAATGTTGCGGTGCAATCAAAAAGCTCTGATCCGAGATATCTGAAGATCAAGAGAATGTTGCGCAATTTGTTGCATGAGCTTCGTCACTTCATTCAATTTCGAATACAGAACAAACCTTTTGCACTCACCTACACTTACCGTGATGCAGCATTGAATAATTCTCGCTACTGGAATGATCCAGATGAAATAGATGCACGCAAATACGAGAGACAGAAGTTAAATTCAACCTACAAAGCTATTAAGAGGCTGGTGTAGCAGGGGGCACCTCAGGTGATGGTGCAGCAGCACCAGGTGCGGTCTCAGGTCCAGGGGCCGGGGCAGGTGCTTCACCGCCTGCTGCTGGTGCAGGTCCAAAGGCTGGAGGTGTTCCTGCAGGTGCCCCACCACCGCCACCGCCGGCAGTTAATTCACCGCCTGCAGCAGGTGCAGCGGCTTGCATGTTGTCTCTCCAATTAGGGCCTCCCGATTTAATTTGCTCCAGCTCCCACAAGAAGCCTATATCCTTGCGCATGAATTCCCTATTGGCGAGCACCTCCATATCACTCCAACCCATGTATTTCTTCAATGCATAGGTCTTGCTGACTGCATCAGATTGTGTGATGTTGTTGAAAGATGTTGTCTTTAGCTCTTGCTTCTGAGCTTCACGCATTTCAAAGAAATTAACAGGCACATTAAATTCAATGTCAATATTATTTTCTTTTAGATCTAGTTTGTCCCATATCTGTCGAAGCTTGAGATGAGTAATAAAGCCATTCTTAAGTCCTTCAGAGAATTGTTGCTGCATGCGAACAATGAATTTTGCAAATTTTAATTCTTCACGGAGAATGTTCATATCATCCTTGTACCCATCATCAGAATTGAGACGCGACACAGGGACCTTCAAGCTCTTGTAAAGCTTCTTTAAGAAATATTCCAGATCTTCTAGTTTTCCGAGATTTTCACCTCCAGCAAGTCTATCAATCTTTGTTCCCTCGCTGCCTGCTCTTTTTGCAAACCAGAAATTATCAAGAATGCTTTGAGGGTTGAATTTCTTAACAGCGCTACTACCTTGGGTATTGTCATATGTTTTTGAAGACCAATACTGGTTCATTAGTTTCTTAAGATATGCCTCGGCCTTGGGTGGTGGCATGTTACCCACGTCCACGTTGAACACAAGTCTCTCTGGGGCTCGAGCCAATCTGTATATAACAATAGCATCTTCAATTAAGCTTAGTTGTCTGTATGCGCGACGAGCATTCTCAATGAAGGGCAATCTGATTGTCTTGTTTTCGTTCCATATGCCAGAGTTAATATATGTGACTTGGTTTTTATCCAAGGGTACCAGTTCATAGTCCAGTATCTTCGAAGGGTTCGTCTTATCGAATACAGGTTTACGTAACAAGAAGCCCTTAACCATCATGTTCTGTACATTGCCAAAAATAGGATCAATAAATTCTGTTGGAATAGTTACTACACCAAGAATACCCTCTTCTTCATATTGTTTGTGGACAATGTGTTCAAAATACACTTCACCATCAGTTAACAAGCTTCTGAAGTAATCCCATCCTCTGTTCTGCAGATCAAAGTAGTTAACATATTTTTGAAATTCTTTTTCCAGAGTCTCTTGATCATCAATCTCCAGATCCACATCTGGTGTTCTGAGATAGACTACCTTGCCATTTTTATCTTTGTTGATTGCTTCATCACAAATTTCATCAATAGCATCTGCAACTTCAGAGAAAGCAGCCATGACTCTGTAATCACGCAAACGGGTGATCTTATCATGTTGTATGTTTGCATACATGTATTGCGTGAAATTGTTGTCCAAACCCACAATGCCAGCAGGATCAATGCTATTGAAATCTGTATTGGAGCTAATACTTTGACGAGACAGTGCTTCAGTTCGCTTGCTTCCTGTATCTTGGAAGACTTTGTACTTGGGATTGAGCTTGTTGAGAGTATCTATGACAGTGTAGCTCTGGTATGGTAACTTGGAGTTAACATAATTCATTAAAGAACGACCAACTGTATTACCACGTCCTGTATCAGCATTATCAGCCATATCAGTTATTTATGAGAAAAAACTAAGGTTCAATTGAAAATAATGCGGTAAACATAGTTGATTTTTCTTAAAATTTGATTATAATAAATTGTGGTTGATAAAGACGGTTCCTTATAAACATGGATAATAAGAGGAATAGAATTTTGCTCGTAGGATTTTTTTACTTGATACTTGGTTTTTTCACTGTATAATGCTTTATATATGATTCTAGAAAATATCTCTTGTTATGACGGAACCCTTTTGCATCATCGCTTTGCTTACAAATACTTTCGTAAGAAATGCTTGCCCATTGGCAACATAATTGCCTTCAGAGCTCCTGCCAAAGTGGAGACAGAAGGTCTCATTGATCAAGAAGATGCTCTGAGCCAGGACTTCATTTACAGTGATGACATGATTCATTTTCTGTATGAAATTCCTTTGATCACTGAAGCCTTTGGCGCCATTTGCTTTCAGAGACTGTTCAATACTAACATGGCAAACATTCTCAGCTCCAAGTATCTCAAAGCTCCAATTGAAGTGGATGGTGACGATCTCATGGTGCACAAAGAATTCACCCAAGGTGGTATTACACAACAAAAGGGCAAGTGCAGTGTGAGCATTGTGCATGTCAAGGACAATGCTGCTTTGGGTCACACAGGCATCAACATTCAAGCTGGCAAGAAGGCCCCTGCATTTGCATTCAGCACACAATTGTCAGTTCCTGATGTGCACAACTTCATGAGTGATGTCATCAATGCATTCTATCAGATCAATGATGACATCTTCATTGCCACCACAAAGATCATCAGTCATTGAACATATTCGATATTATCAATGGTGTGGCTTTTGACAAGAAAGCCAATCTTCTGAGTCAAGCCGAAGATGAAAAGACTTATGCACCATATCTTGTGAACAGATGGCTGTCCATGCTGGATGGTTCTGCAGCCAGAATCGTCAATGAGACATTGAATCGTTTTGGACGAGTCTTCACACCTGCAGAGCAATACAAGTTTCTTGTCAATGTTCTTCCTCAATACAAACGACAGAGAATCAATTACATCAAGAAACCCAAGACGGATGCTTGATTTCCAAGCATTACCATTATAAGTGTCATTATGAGCAGACCAGCCATTGATCAATTAGCAACCAAGAAGAGTCACATTGATTTGAGTTCACATTCAAAGAACACTTTCAACAGTGTTTTCATAGGATATGACTTGTGTGATTTGCTTGATGACGTGATGTTGGTGGAGTTTGTGGATGATGGTGGTTCATCCAACACCATTGTGAGAGGTGGCATTGTTGTGCCAGTGAATGCTGAAACCAATGCATGGCGCATTGGCAAGGTGATCTTGCAAGGAAGCAGCTGCAAGCTTGTGAAGCAAGGTGATCATGTCATGTTCCCCAACAACATGGGAGTGCCCAT